AAAAGAGCACGTGACTATATTTTCAGATGTTACAGTATTCAATGATGTGATCTATAATAAGCCTACAGGATATAGGCAAGATCGTATCAAATCTAGAGGATTTCGCACAGTGGACTGGGACGGCGATTATACCAGCCCAGGATTTATTTTTGACAACGTCAACATACAAATTTGGAGTCCCTTCTACGAATACAGATTGGGAGACATTGTTAATTTTAAATCAATAAATTGGACCTGTAAGAAAAATCATACCAGCCAAGTAGATTTCAACGACAGCTTTTGGACAAAGCTAGACAGCACACCCATAAAACAATTAATTCCCAATTTTGATTATAAAATAAATCAATTTGAAGACTATTATAATCTTGATTCTGACGGCTTAGGATCTAGTCAGCGTGATCTTGGTCGACATCTAATTGGCTATCAAACTAGAGACTATCTACAGAATATTGCACAAGACGATATTGTGCAGTTTCAACTATATCAGGGATTTATTCGAGAAAAAGGTACCCTAAACGCAGTTACCAAAATATTTGATAAACTCAGCAAAACTGATGAAGATAGTATCATAGTCAACGAAGAATGGGCATTCCGATCAGGAAGACTAGGTAACCTAGCTGAAATCAACGAAACTGAGTTTGAAATATTTGCTAATAGTCTAGAAATTAATCCACAGCCAGTGGAGATAATCGATGAACAAATTAGCAATATAAAAACTGATCAAATTTACAGAATAGATTCTAAAAATTTTACTCTAGCAAGAGATGGTGTTTTTACAACCAGTATTACGCCTCAAAAATATCTAGACCCCTCACCTAGAATAGCAGGCTATGTTAGACAGGATCAGGTTGATTTTATAGTAAAAAACACAGAAGAATTATTACAGCTGAATATTAATAATTTTGTAGAAAATTCAACAGTGTGGATCACATTTGATAAGCAGTCATGGAATGTGCTGAGATTTGTAAATTTACCATTGTTAAGAATAATTGGAATTACAAAAAATAATTTATCAGTAGTAATAACCCTAGACAGACTTCACGACATTGTTGTTGACAATATTGTTGGGATAAAAGATATTGTTGATCTAGAAGGATTTTTTAAAGTAGTAGCTGTGTCGTCTAACACTATTACCGTAGAGCTTTCGGACTCAAAATTAAACCCTGAATTTTCAGATAGTGTATACACAACCTTGAATGTTTTCAAATCTTCGAGAATAGAAAAATATAATAATTTAAATCTAACAGAAGCAGCCGCATTGCCTAATAGTACCAAATTATGGGTAGATTCGAACGAAAATCAACGATGGGAAGTTATAGAAAAAAACAAACAATATTCTGGAAAAGATTTAATAGAATACGGAATTGAAACTCCAATTGGCAGCGGCACTAAAGTTTTATATATAGAAAAATTAAAACAAGTTATTTCTAGTATGCCTGCTACGGGCTATGTTTTTTCCTATGTTGAAACAGACGAAGGCTTAAGATTATATCAAATCATATCACCGCCGACACCTGTAAGATTAAAACTTAATGGATCGTTCGGACTTTCTATGGCTGCGTCTGACGACGGCGAATATTTGATAATAGGCTCACCATATGCTAGTTTTATTGCCAGCAAGTTCATGGGAGAGTTTAATCCTAAAGACAGTTATTTTGCTGGAGAAATTGTATTATATAACGGAAAACTTTGGAAAGCAGTTAATGATTTTACAGGGAATGCGTTATCTAATTTAGGTGACTCAACTTTTATAACATTTAATACTGCTGATTGGATACCTGCAACATTGATAGAAGAAAACAGCACCGGTAGATTTGCTGGGTATGCTGGCCAGGGATTAATAACCATCTATAAATTTGTAAACAATCAATGGATCGAATCGTTGTCGATAGTAAGTCCTAGACCTGCCCAAGATGAATTTTTTGGATCAAATCTAACAATTGGTTCTACTTCAGGAAACTATTTCTTAGCAGTGTCGGCTGTTGGCGCCCGAGACAGCCGTGGTAGGGTATATCTTTATGAATACGACACAATTACAATTAATGAAGTTGAATCTGCAGAAGTAGCTTCGGGAGGTTCAGATTATACTGTTTATGAAATTGATACAGTAACAATTGTTGACGGCGGAATTGGATACAATCCAGAATCAGCTGGGCTGGTGTTAACTATAACGTATCTAGGTCAGACTGCAACATTTACTGCAGAAGTAGATACAGAAACACTTATTCCTGGAGACAACAGTGTTGCATTTAGCGTAAAAACAGTTACTCCATTGAATCGTGGCCTATGGATTGATTTACCTTCAGCACCGTTATTAGTCACTGCTGAACCAAGCGAGTCGGCTGACGGATCTACGTTGTCTGTTGGTTGTTTAGTGTCTGTGACTTTTAGGCCAGCAGTCACTGAACCAACAACACTGACTGTAACCTATGATAATCAAACAGCAACTTTCTTAGCAACGGTGACTAGTGGAATAGTTACAGCAGTCACTCCACTCGATCGTGGAAGATTTACAACAGTTCGCCCCGGCACCAAATCTACAACAGCAACCCCAGGATACGGAAGCGGCGCTACCTTGACAATTGCCTATCGAGAAATTCAAACTCGGGGATGGTTGCATCTTGAAAATACCAACTATGTAGGCATCTATGACGGAACAAAACTTTATCCAACAGGATCTATAGTATGGCAAGATAATAGACTTTATCAAGCTATAGTCGATCATCAAGGAGACGGTAGTTCCATACCAGTTAACGACGCAGGTAGATTAGACACTATAGATTGGATAGAATTAGATTCTATAAGTACTCAAAATTCGTTGCCTACAAACATTGCGTTAGACGACGATGATTCTACAACACCTTACAGTGACTCTACAATACCTGTAGGGCTTTTTACTCCTGATCAGATTTCTGAATTGGTAAAAATTGGAGATGAATTTGGAACAAGTCTTGCAATGAATCAAGACGGAAGTATATTGGTAGTAGGATCCCCAAATAGTGATGGTCAATATTTTACCAGATATAAAGGGCCTTGGATTTCATATCAAGAATATAGAGAAGGAGATGTGGTATTACGCAACAGTTTATACTATAGACTAGTAGAACCCTTCGATCAAAACCCATTACCAGATTCTGCATTAGACAGCACTATTGTTAGTAAAAATCAACCGCCAGAAAACGGATACGAATTCTGGCAACAGATTTCAAACGAAAATACATCGATCACTGGTAAAATTTATATCTATAAACGAAATGCCAATAAGGTTTACGAATTACAACAAGTAATCACAGCGGAAAACATAGAACAATTAAATCTAACCAATAGTGCGGTAGACATATCAGCCGGTGATAGATTTGGATTCGCCATGGACATCAACGCCTCTGGTAGTGTTCTAGTAGTTTCTTGTCCCGAAGCAGATGTGAGATTTCAAAATCAAGGTTCGGTGTTTGTGTTTAATACAACTAGTACACAATCACCTCAGTATTCGTTAGCACAAAAATTATACAGTTTTGAATATTACAATAATGCATTGTTTGGATCTGCAGTATCTATCGATTCCTCTGCAACAAGAATAGTAGTAGGAGCTAAAAATGCCCCTTACAGATTGCCAGTAAGATTTGATGTTGGTGATGCCACTTCTTTCGACGGCAATTCTACAACGTTTACAAAGGATCAAGGATATACCGGACAGGTATATGTATTTGAAAGAAAAGATAACGTCTTTATTCTAGCTGAAAAATTAGAAGCAGATTTAAAGAATTCTGAATCTTTTGGATATAGCTTAGACTGTGTTGGATCTGTAATTATAACAGGATCTCCAACATATCGATTGACAGAGGTTGATCAAAATCTACTTGACACCAGTCGAGGAATGACACGATTATTTAAGAAAGACCCTTTTATACAAATCTGGAATGTAACAGCTTCGCAGGGTTTAAGATCTAATCTAGAACTATTTAAATCTATTGAAATTTACGATCCTGAAAACAGCATAAAACTAGCAGACATAGATATAATCGATCATGCCAAATTAAAAATCTTAGGCCTAGCTGAACAAGAAATTACCTACAAAACAGTCTATGATCCTGCTACTTATACTATAGGTACAGATGAACAAGTGGTGGATGCTGATCAGGCATGGTTTGAAAAAAATGTTGGTAAGTTATGGTGGGACCTAAGCAAGGTAAAATGGATAGAATATGAACAAGGCGACCTTACCTATAGACAAGGGCACTGGAATCAAATGGCTTACGGATCTAGTATTGATGTCTATGAGTGGGTAGAGTCTTTATTATTGCCGTCAGATTGGAGTATACTTGCTGATACCAATGAAGGTCTATCTGAGGGAATATCAGGTCAGCCTTTATATCCTCAAGACAATGTTTATAGTATTAAAGAGATTTATAATTCTTCAACTGGAGTGCTTGTTGGTACTAGATACTATTTCTGGGTAAAAAATAAAACATTGGTTCCTGCAAATGTGCCAGGCAGACGATTATCGTCGGCATCAGTATCTGCTTTAATATCTAGCCCTCAATCGTCTGGAATTCCTATTGTAGCATTGATTGATAAAGATAAGTTTTTATTTTATAATTTTGATCAGTTGCTTCGTGTTGAGAAAGCATTGTTTAACATTGAATTTAAAAATACCAAAACAAGCAACGGTATAGTTCATACAGAATATCAACTACTGACCGAGGGTATGACTGGTAGTGAGCCAAACATAAATCTTGAAACCAAATGGATTGATAGTCTAGTTGGGTTTGATCAATCAGGTAACACTGTACCAGATCCAAAGTTACCAATGAAACAAAAATATGGACTATCTTTTAGACCTCGTCAAAGCATGTTCAAAGACAATAACAAAATATTAAAAATTGTTTTGGATAAAGTCAATACTATTTTGTTAACTCGACCTTTTGCGGACATAATTGATTTTACAAGATTAAATCAAGTAGATAGTATTCCCGAATCTACTTTAGATTTGTATGATCAAGCTGTTGACACATACATTGATCTCACAGTTCTAAATACACTAAGAGTTACACAAGCCAGTCTTAGAGTAAATCTTGTAGATGCAGAAGTGGACACAATTGATATTGTAAATCCCGGATTTGGATATAAAATTGTTCCACCTATAACTATTCAAGGCAATGGCACTGGCGCAAAAGCTGTTGCTACTTTGGACAATCAAGGTAGAATATCATCAGTATCAGTTACAGCTAGAGGGAAAAAATATACTTCAGCTGCGGCTACTGTACGACAGTTTGCAGTACTGGTAAGGAACGACGAAACCGCTGACGGATTTTGGTCAATATATAGTTGGGACGATATACGTAAAACTTTTTTTAGATCAGCATCACAGGGATTTGACACAACCAAATATTGGAGTTATACAGACTGGTATGCACCTGGATATTCGTCAGTAAGCAGAATAGTAAAAGAAATTGGAAACCTGTATGAAGAACCAACTATTCAAATAGAATTAGGAGACATACTGCGTTTAAAAGAATATGGCACAGGCGGCTGGGCTCTATTACAAAAAACTCAACCAGGATTAGGATCTATACTAGGAAATTATAATTTAATAGCTAGACAAAACGGAACTATTGTATTCAGTTCTAATTTGTATAGTAGTTCAAAAGTAACTTTAGGATTTGATGCAACATCTAACTACGATATAGGCAGCTATGATCTGTTGCCAACATTAGAACTTAGAACCATACTGCAAGCAATCAAACAAGACATTTTTATAAACGATTTATCGCTGCTATGGAATGACCTTTTCTTCACTTCAATAAGATACGCATTTGCCGAGCAAGAGTATATAGATTGGGCATTTAAAACCAGTTTCATTAATGCAATACATAATGTTGGCAGTCTTGAGGAAAAAACAAATTACAAGAACGATAATTTAGACAGCTATAGAAATTACATAGAAGAAATTAAACCTTATCGAACTACTATTAGAGAATATACCAGTAGATACACCAAGGCTGATCCGTACAGCTCAGTAATTACAGATTTTGATCTGCCTCCTGAATACTCAGTAGCTTCCGGAAAAATTCTGCCTATAGATACTACCAATGATATAAAAGATCTATATCCGTGGAAATCTTGGAAGGATAATTTAGGATTTGGTATAACAGAAATACTTGTAGGTAATTCTGGTGCTGGATATACATCTGAACCTAGCGTTCTAATTACTGGATCCGGTTCGGGAGCCACAGCCCAGGCATACATAGCCAACGGTTCAGTAGTTGAAATAAGAGTGTTAACTGCAGGACAGGGTTATATCACTACTCCAACAATTTCATTGATTGGAGGAAACGGATCTAACTCAAATATTGCCACAGCAATTCCTGTATTGGGAAATTCTGCTATTAGATCTTTTGATACAACTCTTAAATTTGATAGAATAACTAAAAATGGCTATTATCAAGAATTATTTGTAAACGAATCTATACCAGTTGACGGAACTACGTCGGTATTTGAATTAAAATATGCTCCTACAGAAAAAAAGGACGAAATTAATATTTCTTTAAATGATCAAATACTGTTTAATAATGAATACGAAATTAATTATTTTACCTCTACAACTGATTCATACAGTTTACTTAAGGCCAAGTTAAGACTGATTAATAATCCTACAAAAGGAGATGTAATAAAAATTTCCTATTACAAAAATGACAAGTTGTTAGACAGTGTTAACAGGATAAACAAGTATTACAATCCTAATTCAGGAATGAAAGGAAAGGCACTAGAACAACTAATGACAGGCATTGACTATGGCGGAATACAAATCCAAGGTACAGAATTTGAAGTTAGTGGAGGTTGGGATGCATTACCGTGGTTTAGTGGCGGATGGGACAGTGTAGAATCAAACAAAGATTTTTATTATCCTGTATTAAATGAAACTGATGGCAGCACTAATTTTGTAGAATTACCAACAGCTCCAAAGAACGGACAACGAATTTCTATCTACTTAAAACGTGCAGGATCACCAAGATCTGGATCTATTGACACATTGGGAACAGCAACATCGCCGGTTGTTGTATATGACAAGCCGGTATCAGACAATCCAATAATTAGAATCGACGATCCTTACTTTAATCTCTACGACGGTAGCACAGTTCAACCTAACGGTAGAAAAACGCCATATCCTAACGCTTTAATGCCAACGTTCATTGGAGATGGTGTAACAAAAATGGTTAGTCTTGAAGACTATCTAGTCACTTATCCTGGGGATCTATTAATATTTAGAGATTTTGAAAGTGACGGCACTGTTACAATTAACGATCCTAATATTATTGATACTGCAATAAGTGGAGGAACATATTCATTAGTTTCTGGTACTACTAAGATAGCACCTAATACTATTGCCGGAGCATATTCAACTGCACTAGGAACACTAGCAGAAGAAATACAGATCGACGGCGGAAAATTAATATCACCCGATCAAGTGCCTGCTACCGAAGAAAATGTTCCTGGACAGGTATTAGAAAGTATCAGTATAAAAGTTTTTAGTATTAGTCAACAAGGTGCAGCACCAATTAATGCAACTAGATATTTTTCAGATGGGTCTACTAGAGTTTATGATATAGGTTTATCAGTAATCGATTCACAATCAGTAATTGTTTATGTTGACAAAATTCGACAAGGAATTTTAGCAACAGATAGCAGTATTGATTACAGTATATTATTTACTACCAACCAGATTGAATTTGTTACAGCCCCAGATGCAAATTCATTGATAGAAATTATTTCTATAGGTGTTGGCGGTGTTGAAATATTAGACTATCAAGAATTTATTGCAGACGGCGATACCTCGTATTTTTTAACAAAAGCAAATTATCAAGATACACAGTCTATAGTGGTCACAGTCGATGGTAATCAAATTGATACGGGTTTTGTAAACAGTACAGATATATTAGGCGTTCGAAACAAGACCCTAGTAGAGTTTGCAGAAAAACCAGAATTTAACCAATCTGTAAAAATTATCTGCCTTGGAGCTGCTCTGGATACTGATAGTTCTTTACAATCAGTAATTCGAACAAACAGACAAATCATAACAGTTGACGGAAGTACAAGAAAATATGATCTTGATTATTTCGTTTCGTTATCTCGTAATTCTGTAAAAAGTTCTGCAATAGTTGAGTTGAACAATGTGTTATTAAAAGGAGTTGACACCTCTTATGAAATATACGATGGAACAAACAACCAGATTGTGCTCGGCTTAGATCCAGAAGAAGCCATTGGTACGATTACTTCTAACAATATCAAAGTATATGTTAATAATCAATTATTGCCGTTCTTAGTGGCCTACACATACAATGGTATTACAGCAACAGTTACAATTTCTACACAATACCTAACAGTAGGGGATGCAATAAAAATTGAAAATGATGTGAGAACACAATACTCATTCTCAAATAACGATATAGAAATCTCTAATGCAGTTACCATTAACGAAGGCGACACTCTTGCAGTAACTTGGTTCTCGGAATACCCAACTATGGATATTATTTCAGATCAATATTCGGGAGGAAAGAGTCACTATAAATTAGCAAGGGAACCTGTTAACAGCAGTTACGTATGGGTTTACAAAAATGGAATAAGATTAACCAGCGGACAAGATTATACAGTGTCTTTATCAAGGTTGCTGGTTTATATAAAAGATACAACTATGCTAACAGATGAGATTAGAATAATTCAATTTGGATCAATAATTTATAAAAAACCGCAGGCATATGAAATTTTTAAAGATATGCTGAACGTTCATCATTACAAACGATATTCAATTGATAACAAAATAAAGTTGTCTAAAACTCTCAATTATTATGATCAATCTATTGAAGTTACAGATGCTTCTCAATTAGACAATCCGGTGCCTGCACGTAATATTCCCGGAATAATAGAAATTAATGGAGAAAAAATAGAATATTTTGTTAAAGCTGGTAATAAACTAAGTCAACTACGACGGGGTAGTTTTGGAACGGCAATAAAGCCTGTTCACGAAATTAACAGTTATGTAATAAACGTTGGGTTGTCAGAAAACATTCCTTATAGAGAACAACAAGAAAAAACCAACTTTATCAGTGACGGCAGTTCTACATTAGTAGGGCCGCTAACATTTGTGCCTAGACAAGGAGTTAGAACCGCCTGGGATCGAGGTGGTATCGACCCCGTAACTGGCCAGCCGCTTATTCCAAATACATATGGACCAAGCGATGAAATAGAAGTTTTCGTTGGTGGAATTAGGCTTAAAAAAGATCCTGTTGCAAGCTATTCTGAACTTAAAGGATCCAGCAGTTTGACCTCCAATGAAATTTTACCAGCGGAATTCAGTGTTGACGGACTGTCTAATTATGTAAGATTGACTTATCCAGTAAATGCTGGTACTCGTATAACAATTATAAGAAGAATAGGTTCTACCTGGTATGATCGAGGAGAAACTACAGCTAGTAACGGAGTAACAATAACCGAAAATACCAATCCTATTGCAACATTCTTAAAGCAAAAGGTAACGGAATTGCCAGAATAAATACACTATGAACAATACAGAAACCCCTATGCAACCGTCTCAGAATAATACACCTAAAAACCCCAACGAAGTTGGAGGATTCCATTTTGAAGGACATATCAAGATATTTGATCCCGAAACGGAGGAAATATTCATCGATAAAAGAAATGCTATTCACTATGAAAATATCAGCATAGCATTGGCCCAGGCCCTCAGTAATCAAGGGCAGGGCATAATTTATGAAATGGTTTTTGGATCTGGCGGAACCACAGTAGATCCTACTGGGCTAATTGCATATTTAACTCCTAATACTGTTGGAACAAATACAGGATTATACAATCAAACCTATCAAAAAATAGTTGATCAAAATGCCACAGCTAACACAGACCCAGTGCGAAATAAAATGGAAGTTAGACATATTAGCGGAGCAACTTATACAGATATTCTAATTTCTTGTTTATTAGACTACGGAGAACCCGACGGCCAAGAGGCATTTGATAACAGTCAAACATTGTCTGGAAATTTTATATTTGACGAACTAGGATTAAAATCTTACAGCAGTAGTGGCGCAGGAAAATTGTTAACTCATGTGGTTTTTCACCCTGTACAGAAATCTTTGAATAGACTTCTACAAATAGATTATACAATTCGTATACAAAGTTTAACTGGATTTAATGAGGTCTAAGTATGCCATATAATGTTAATTTTTCTAATAATGACGTTCCGCCAATAGTTGTAAATGACAGTACTAACAATACCGAAACAAGTTTAATATTTCCTGGAAGAAATGTCACAGGTTATGGCCAATACATAGCAGAAAATTTTCTAAAATTGCTAGAAAATTTTGCCAACGATGAATCTCAAGAGCCAGTAAACCCGATACAAGGTCAGTTATGGTACAATACAACTAATAAGACACTGCTCGTATATGACGGAACAAGTTGGAAAGCCGCGAGTAATATACAAAAATCTAATACAGCTCCTTCTCTAGAACTGTCTCAAACAGGTGAGTTATGGGTTGATACTAATAACCAACAGTTATATGTATTCAGCGGAAATAGATGGATTTTGGTCGGACCTGAATTTTCAACAGGCTTACGCAGCGGACCTTTAGTAGAAGAGATCGTAGACTCAACCAACATTACTCGCGTTGTAGTTATTTTTTATGTTGAAGATGCTCCAGTAGCTATTATTAGCAAAGACACGTTTACTCCAAAAGTATCTATAAATGGATTTCCGGTTATCAAATCAGGTGTAAATCTTACCAGCACCAACAACATAGGCGAAGGTGGCTTATCTCCAAAATTTTACGGATCGGCATTAAATTCTGATTCTTTAAATATATTGGGTTCAGAAATTTCAGCAACAAAATTTTTAAGAACAGACACAATAAACACCACAGAGCAACCATTTAATATTCGAAACAATCAGGGTCTTACAGTAGGCGTTGACGGTACATTTAGTTTTAGTGTTGCAAGCGGAACTAGTAAAATTTTTAATTCTTCCCCCGGCAGCAGTATTGATTTTCAAACCAATCAAGCAGGTATTCCGCAGACAGTTTTACGTATTATTGAAAACAAAGTATCAATTAATAAATTAGTACCAGACGAAGCATTAGATGTTAGCGGAAATATACAAGCCAATGGTTCATTAATTTTAACAAATACTACAGAAAGTACAAATTTTGGAAATGGAACGTTAAGAACAGCAGGCGGTATAGCAGTAACTAAAAATATTTTAGTAGGAACTACTTTAAATGTATCGGGCACTACTACAACATCGAATGTCCGACCAGCAGTTAATGACACATACTCATTAGGCAGCTCAGCAACTAACAGATATAAAAGCGTCTATGTTAAAGATTTGTTTTCAGAAAATCTATTTGGTATTCTAAATGGAAATATTACAGGTAACGCTCAAACAGCTACTAATTTAAAATTTGAAACTGATTTTAGAACCACAGGTGCAGTGACTTCTGCACCTGTAACATTTACAGGTACTGAAGGAACCATTACACTGGTAACACAGTTGACCAGTGAAATTATAAGTGGACAAACGTTAGCCCCGACAGTTAGATATCCTGACGATAAAAATGATCAAGTAATTATGCTTAGAACAGTTCCTTCTGTGATAGGCGGCCCTACAGGACTGTTTAAAGCAAGTAAAGAAAACTTTTTACAAGATGCTGCGGTTCCGATTGGCGCCCTTTTTCCTTTTGCAGGTGCTACAGTTCCTCCCGGTTATTTGCTATGTGATGGTAGAGAAGTTCAAATTGGACAATATCCAGACCTATATGATACTATAGGTGACACCTATGGTGCTACGTCAATTGGATTCCAGACATTTAAATTACCAGATCTTAGAGGTAGGTTTGCTCTAGGACGCGACAATATGAATAACAAAACAGATGGAGTAATTCCTGGACTGGTTCCGTTAATCACAGGAGGAACTGCAGAAGGCCAAACACCAGGACCTGCTGGTCGAGTAGACGGCGTAGAAGCCCAAACATTAGGCAATTTTGGAGGATCATCAGACACCAGTTTAGAAATAAAAAATCTACCTCAGCATGATCACAGTTTACGAGGATCAACAGGGCAACAGTATTATGCAGTAAGGACCAGCAGCGGCACCCCACTTGATACTGGTTCTTTCTTAGAAAAAGGCCCAACTACTCCCGGCCAAATGCAATATCTTCCAACATCTGGTGAAGTTAAAACATCGGAAACCTTATCAAGTCCCTTCAGTGTTATGAATCCGTTCTTAACGTTAAACTATATTATTCGATCTGGTCCGCCAGCATTCTAAGGTAAAAATAAATGGCATATACAATAAACAAAACCGATGGATCAATTTTAGCCACAGTCGCCGACGGCCAAGTAGATGAAATTAAAACCGATCTGACTTTGATCGGAAAAAACTACAGCGGCTTTGGCGAAGCATTAAATGAAAATTTTGTCAAATTATTAGAAAATTTTGCTGGAACAGCAGTACCAACAAAACCTATTAGAGGTCAAGTATGGTTTGATACTAACGAATTAAAACTCAAGGTATATAACGGTACAGCATTTCAGCCAGTAAGTAGCGCCACTATATCTGAAATACAACCTACAGATCTTGCCATTGGCGATTTATGGTTTGATAACACAAACAAACAATTGTTTTTTTATGACGGAGTGTCTTTAATTTTATTAGGCCCAGACTACTCAAAAAGTCAAGGTTTAAGTAATCTTCGAGTGTCAAGCATATTAGATGACAGAAATCAAACACGCATCATTTCTTCATTGTATATAAATGGTGTATTATTAGGAATTTTTTCTAAAGATCAATTCTTTCCAAAAGTAGAAATTTCTGGTTACGGCACAGGCGAAATAGTTCCTGGTTTTAATCAATCTCCTACAGCTGGAATAAAATTTGTTGTCACGTCAACAAACTCAGAAAAATTAGGCAACCAGCCAGCAACATCTTATGTGAGAAGTGACACATCGGGTGAAATTGACGGAACACTCAGTATTACGGGTGCCTTACTAGTAGGTGATGCTAATCAAAGTCAATTGGTAGTACAGTCTGGAAATATAAAACTTGCTAATATTGCAAACAATAAAAATTTAACACTATCTGTAAGGCGTAACGATGTTTCTCAAGATGCAATAGTAATAAATGCAAGTTCTCAAACAGTTCAATTATATCCCAATGAACTAGCTAGTACTGTAGAAGTTGGCGGAAATTTAAATGTTGTAGGAAATTTTACTGTTAATGGCAGTGTTATAATCAACGACGGATCATTGACCACAGTTAAAACTTCTCAACTGTTGGTAGAGGATAAACTAATTGTTCTTGGTGAAACTGGAGACAGTTCCTATAACGACGATGACTACGCCGATGGCGGAGGAATTATTTTAAAAGGTAATGACAACAAAGAATTTGTATGGGTGTACAACAGTGCAGTTCCGGGAGTAGAAGCCAACGATGCCTGGAACAGTAGCGAACACATAAATCTCACTGGCGGGAAAGAATTTAAGATTAACGGAGTTACTGTAATTAGTTCTACTAGTTTAGGTACAGGCATTACAAGTGCTCCAGGACTTACTAATTTTGGTCCGCAAGTTTTTGTACAAATTGGACCATCTGTAGCTACACCTATTCTAAGACTTCAAGAAAACAGACTTGCTTCAGTAGCTGTAAACAGCAATATAGAAATTACTCCCAACGGCACAGGCAATATAGTTTTAAAACGAGTTACAGGTGCAACATATTCTACTCAAACAGATGTTGGATTTCCGTTAATAACTGGACTTGCAACAACCAATCAAAGTGCTCCATTGCAAACAACCGAGACTACTGGTACTAAACCTGCAAGCCCCACACTTTCGGCTACTGAATTATCAGAGTCTACCAATAAAAAATATGTGTTAAATCTTGTTAGAACAAGATCGTTGGCATTCAGTTTAGATACCAGTGACGGTATTACAAATACTGGAATAGAAAATATTTTAAGTGTGTTGGCTCCAGTTAATGAATACGAAGAAAGCACTATTGCTAGAATATTATGTACTACATTAACTAACGCTGCATCAACAGCTGACGTCGAAGCCGGAAAAATAATTAGTACAAGTTTATTTTTAGATTCGTTAGCCCCTAGTTCTGCTCCTGCGGTAACAAACGTAGCATTTGGATCAATAACAGTTCCTGCCCCAGTAGTTCAAGTTTCACCCCGTGTTGTAAAACAATTTCAAATAGTCAGTGGAGTATGGACCTATATCACCGAAGCATTTGTATAATGGAGCAAATAAATGGCATATGTAATTAATAAATTTAGCGGGCCGAGATTAACGGTATTAGAGGATGGTACACTAGATGTGTCTACCAGTATCGGCCTAGTAGGAAGAAACTATTCAGGATACGGCGAAGTTTTTAATGAAAATTTTTTGTTTTTGTTAGAAAATTTTGCTAACGGAATAGCTCCCGCTAGACCAATTGCTGGACAAACTTGGTACAACACATCTACAAAAACACTTTACGCATATAGTGGTACCGGATGGGCTCCAACTGGCGGCGCCACAGTTTCAAATACTGCGCCAAATATTGCTGTTGACGCTGCTTCAACAAGTCCTATCCCCGGAGCATTATGGTACAAAGAGGATAGCCAACAGTTATATATCAGCAGCGGATCAGCCTGGGAGCTTATTGGACCAGAAAATGTAACAGGGTTTAATAAAACCAAACTTCAAAGTTTAGCTATAAAAGATGTTGATGGTAACAATCATCCGGCATCATTATTGTATGTTGATAATAATTGCCTTGCAATTATTTCCTATGATAATTTTGTCATCAACACCTCAGAAAATCTACCAGGATTTTCAAATATTCAGCGTGGAATAAATCTTCCAATTAATTCAAAATTAATAGGAAATGTAACAGGAAACGCCGATACAGCATCCAGTCTGGCTAATACTGTTACAATTAATAGCGTGCCTTTTAATGGTAATACAAATGTCACAGTAAAAGCCAGCACTACTAATAGTTTGATAAGAGGTACGTATCTAACTGGCTCAAATTTTGACGGCTCAGTTGAGAGGACCTGGGGTGTTGATGCTACTCCAAATAACATCATAGGCAAAATTGTTGCTAGAGACAGTGCTGGGGATTTTTCTGCTAGAAGAATTACAGCAGATTTCATAGGTAATCTTTCAGGCAATGTTAACACTGCTACGGGAACAAGTTTTTTTAATATAATCGAAGCTAATGAAATTATAGGACGTAGTATCAGTGGCAATTCTAGAACAGCAACTAAATTAGAAACAGCAAGAACAATCAATGGTGTGTCTTTTGATGGTACTGCAAATATAACAGTTCCAGCAGCAGCTAATACACTTACAGGAACATCTATTCCTGCCAATGTCACAACAAGTTTTCTAACGTCTATAGGCACACTAAATGAACTAATAACAGGAGATATTGGTGTAAAAGTAGGTTCAAACAACCAACTGAGATTATATCTTGACTCAAACACACCAACCATTGAATCTACTGTACAGAACAGCAGTTTAAATTTTGAGATTAATGATACCCCTCAAGCGCAGAACAATCCCGGTATTGGGTTTTTAACTTCGTCAGCAGCCGTTAGTCTTGGTGGTGATGCATTCCCAGCTTTTTCTAAAATTAAAAATGGAACGATCAATTTAGGATTACCGGATTATCCTTGGAATAAAATTTATGCTACTGAATTTAATGGTAGTTCAGTTAAAGCCAGCAACTTAATGCCTACTACAGGATCAAGTACTATAACCATAAGTGCCGATTTAATTTTAACTGGAGATTTTACAATCCAAGGGACATCGACTTTTGTCAACTCTACAAACGTAACAGTAGCAGATAAAACACTAACACTTGGTGCAGGCTCATTAAATCCTTCAGCAGCGAACGGCGCAGGCGTAGTTATTGACGGCAGTTTTGCATCTTTTACATATGCAACAACAGGTGATAAATGGGTATCAAATAAGGATATTGACGTTGGGGCAAACACATTCCGTGGAGTTGCTACATCAGCACAATATGCAGATCTTGCAGAAAACTATGTAGCTGACAACAACTATGAAGCAGGTGTAGTAGTAGAAATAGGCGGTAGTTGCGAAATAACTATAGCTAGTCAACACAGCAGAAAAATTGCTGGAATAATTTCAACAAATCCTGCATATTTGATGAATGATAAATGCCAGGGTAAATATGTACTTGCGGTAGCGTTACAGGGACGAGTTCCTTGCAAAGTTAAAGGTAAGATTTCTAAAGGAGATCTTATGATAAGTGCCGGCAACGGATATGCAGAATCAAGTCAAAATCCACTGCTTGGATCATTAATAGGAAAAGCTCTAGAAGATTTCGACGGCGAAGAAGGCGTTATCGAGGTCTTAGTGGGTCTAGGGTAATTGATAAATATTTAAATAATGTGGAGTAACTAGGATGGCATATCAAGTAGATAAATTTAACGGTACTTTTCTGGTATCAGTAGGCGACGGAACTATTGATACCACAACTGATCTACGGTTTGTTGGTAAAAATTACACCGGGTACGGCGAAGTACAAAATGAAAATTTTCTACATCTCTTAGAAAATTTTGCAAATACTACTGCTCCTCCTAAGGTTATACCTGGACAAATTTGGTATGACAGTGGAAATAAAAAATTAAAATTTTATGATGGTTCTAAATTTAGGACTGCAAGTGGAGCTGAAATTGGAACAACAGCACCATCTGGATTAACTACCGGAGATTTTTGGTGGGATACTAGTTCTCAACAATTAAAAACGTGGAACGGAACAGAATTTATTTTAGTCGGGCCAGCAGCCAGCCCCGCAGTAGGCGAAGCCGCCGCAGTTCAAGACACTGTTAAAGGCGTTGATAATGTTAACCATTCTATACTTAAACTGGTTTCAGAAGGCGAAGTAATAGCAATTATTAGTTCAGCTAACGATTTCACATTAAATTCAACTACTCCAATTACTGGATTTACGTTGATTAAGAAAGGTATAACTTTAGTTAATACCAACGGTACAACCGGAGTTACATCAACTCCGCATTATTTCTGGGGCACAGCATCTAACGCACTTAAATTAGGAGGGTTTGCCGCAGCCGATTTTGTAAAATCAGGCGCAGCAAATTTTCAGAGCGGTCTTTCTGTTTCTGATTCAGGAATCACAGTAGGCGATCAAAATGATCTACGCATATGGGTGGACGATGGAAACAGACCTATCATTGAAAATCAATTAGGCGAAGATATAACTTTTAGAATTAAAACATTAGACACATTTGTTGATGTATCTAAGATAAATCAAACTGGAGTATATCCAGTAACTACTGGAAATATCGAACTGGGGCAATCTTCTTTAGTTTGGAAACAAGTTTATGCTACTAAATTCTATGGAAATCTACAAGGTAATGTATTAAGATCGGATGGCACTACTGTATTAGTAGATCATACTGCAGGAACATACAGGGGAAATTTGATAGCAACAGATTCCACTACTGCATACAATTCTACCACAAAGGTATTTACAGGTTCGTTTGTTGGAAATATTACAGGAAACGTTACTGGAAGTATCACAGGCAGTTCTACTTCAGCAACAACATTGGCTGGAGTTTCAGCAGCTGAAGCTGCAACACCTGGTACTATACCAATAAGAAATTCATCTGGAAATATTCTTGCAACTAGATTCACGGGAACGGCTGATAGAGCTGATCAATTATTGGTAGGAGCCACATATAGAGCTACAGCTATTGCGGCTACAGCTGATACAATACCTGTTAGAAATGGTTCTGGAGATATATTTGCTGTAAAATTTAGAGGAACAGCAACTGCTGCTGAATATGCTGACCTAGCAGAAAAATATCTAGCTGATCACGGTTATGGAGTTGGCACAGTAGTAACAATTGGTGGTGATAAAGAAGTCACAGCCTGTAAAAGCGGAGATAGAGCTATTGGAGTTGTTTCAGCTAATCCTGCATTCATGATGAACAGCCAATTAGAAAACGGCACATATATAGCTTTAAAGGGTCGTGTTCCTGTAAAGGTTATGGGACCGGTAAAAAAGGGTGATCGATTAATTGCTGCAGATTGCGGCCGAGCAATGGTTTGTAACGATCTGTCAATGATACATAATCAGGTTAATTGTTTTGCAATAGCATTAGAAAACAATACATACGAAAAAGAAAAAATCGTCGAAGCGTTAGTACTATAAGGAAAAATAATGGCAGCAGTTGGCTCAACAATATCAGCAAATGATTATAACACAATACGTAATAAAATTATTGCGGTTATGGGTGCAGGAGGAACTAATCCTAATACTGGATCAACGGACTTGTCTTTTGGGTATAATCAGACGATCAACTCAGTCCAAGTATCTTCAGCAAGTACAATAGCTAAATCACAGTTTGACAATTTACGATTTGACATATTAAATGCCAAGTTACATCAAGATGGAACTACTCCGACAATAACCACAGTAAATGTGGGAGACGTAATTAACTATTCAGCTACTAGTCCAATATTTCAATATGAAACCATATCGGATCAGGCAATTGCAAATAGATTTAATATAGGCAGCGGGTATTATTCTTTAGCAGCAGCACAAACTAGCTATACAGGAGCCACTCTAACGCCCCCAACATTTGTTGGAGGTTGGAGTAGTTCGATTAGTAATGAAATTACAGTAACATGGCCATCTTCATCTGCTATGAGGTATTTTTTCAATACTGGAGGAAGGATAAGATTTTCCAGTAGCTTTGTGCCTTCACTGGCAAACTCACAAAATACAGTTTGGCAAAATACTTTATCTAGTGCCGGTACCCAAAGTTTTGGAGCCATATCGAGCGGCTCGGGAGCAGTTAATTTTTATAATCTTACCACTTCGTTCCAGACTTGGTATACTGCGGTAAGTTCAGCTCCGTATTCATCTAACCAATGGTTACTTCAGGCTAGGGTATCTAGTGGAAATTGCTCTACATCTTCAGTAACTGCAACGTCTATAGTGTTTAGATTTGTATGGAATGACGGATATACAGATCCAGGCGGACCTCCACCTGGGGATCTTGCACAAGGTACACTCACTCTTAGCGTAGATGAACAGTATGCTGGTAGCCCCGCTGGGATTTCGTTGTTGCCAACAGTTAGCCCACCGACGGTACAACCGGTTTGGACTGTAACGCGACCTTTGTATACTGCGACACCTATCACAGGATCCTAATTTATACTTGACCTATAAAGTAGCATATAAATAAACTGCTACTTTAATTAGGGGAAGTAAATGGACGACAGATTAAGCAAGGCTTTGGATTTTGCAAAGTTTAGAGAAACACTAGCAATACAAAGAAAAACACTCAAAGAAAAAATTGATTCAAAACTCACCTATGGGTACAATGGTGGCATCTTTAAGATTGACAGATCTTTAATTGCATTTGTAGAAATACTTATTTCAAAACAAAGAACTGCCGATGTTCCCTTAATTGATGCTAATGATAATCCTGTATTAGTTGATGATTTAGTAAAATTTCAAAATGAAATTTTAGATAGATATTTTACCGCTACCTTTGAATATTTAAAAGAATATGAAAAGATCAAAAAAAGTCGTACAGTTGAAAAATTGTTGGATCTATGACCAAGGGCGTTTTAATATTTGCTCACAACAGCACAGCCGTAGACTACGGTAAGCTGGCCATAATTGCAGGCGGCCTTGCCAAAAAACATCTTAAAGTACCTGTGTCTTTGGTAGCAGATACAGGCACACTGGCCTGGCTGAAAGAATCAAAAAAAATTACAAAAGCTAAAAAAATCTTTGACAAGATTATATCAATAGACCTTCCCTATACAACAAATAATCGTAAATTGCACGACGGGCTTCATTCTCAAACAATTCCATTTATAAATTCTAATAGATGCACTGCTTGGCAGCTATCGCCCTACGATACCACACTATTAATAGATTCTGATTTTTTAATTTTTTCAGATCAGTTAAATCAATACTGGGATATTGACTCGAGTGTAATGATAGCAGAAAGCATGAATGATCTACGGGGCGGCCGAGAAAAAATTTTAGATAAAAAAGTTTCTGAAACAGGAATACATCTTTTTTGGGCCACTACAGTAATGTTCAAAAAAAATAATGAAAGTAAATTTTTCTTTCAACTAGTCGAATATATCAGAGACAACTATGCTTATTTTGCAGATCTTTTTAGATTTGATTCTAGACAATATAGAAATGATATAGCGTTTAGTGTAGCAAAACATATTATTAACGGTTTTGAAACTACACAATCCTATACACTGCCTTCATTAACAACAGTATTTGATCAAGATGTATTAATTGATGTAGATCGCAACGGAAAACTAACTATAACAACAGATTTTGAAAACTCTGGAAATTACATAGCGTCTACAGTGCAGAACACCGATATACACATAATGAATAAGCAGAGCATTTTGAGACACGCAGATTCTTTAATGAGGTTAATATGAATTTTGGTTATCTATTATTTGTTAAAACATCTCAGAACACAGATTATTTAAAGTTAGCGTATGCACTAGCATTGAGTATTAAACATACTCAAAAGCCAGGATACGACAAAGTTGCATTAGTTATTGACGACCCTAGTCTCTTACAAAAATTAAATTCTGCTTGGATTTTTGATCATGTTATTGAGTGGGGACAAGAGGACGGCTGGGATGGTCGCAGCTGGATGGACCATTTAACTCCTTTTGATTATACAGTATGTCTTGATGCAGATATGTTATTTTTAAGAGACTACAGTCATTGGGTAGATTATTTTATTGAAAACACGGATTTGTATGTCTGTAACAAGTCGTACACATACCGTGATGAGATTGTTACCAATAAGTTTTATAGAAAAACATTTGTTGAATCTGGCTTACCAGATCTTTATAGTTTTTATACTTTTTTCAAAAAAAATGATATGTCGTCAGAGTTTTTTACACTGGGTAGATATATTATAAAAAATCAAGATGTGTTTGCTAATCTATATTTAAAACATCGACCAAGCATAGTTGGTACTGATGAAGCATTTGCATTAGCAGCAAAAATTTTAGATATTCAAGATCAAATTTCTTATGAATTAGATTTTCCAAAAATAGTACATTTAAAACCCATGGTACAAAATTGGCCGTGGCAATCAGATCGAGTAACGGATCATGTTGGATTTTACTTTAACGAAGAAGCTCAATTAAAAATAGGTAATTATAAACAAGATTCGATAATACACTATGTTGAAAAAGATCTAATGACAGACGAGTATATAAACATTTTAGAGGAATTAGTATGGAACAACAATTAATATTTGAAGACCTATATACTGATGACAAAAAAATAGATTTCTATGCGTTTTACAATCAGACAGACGGTTCAGTATTTGAAATATTTCCAGGTCTTCCAACAACTACCGATAAAAAATTTGTTAAAGTTGATGCTGAAATACTAGACAGTATAGAATCTGGACAGTCAAATATTTTTTCATACTATGTAGATATTAAAACACAAAACCCTCAATTACAGAAAAAAGAAAATTCCAATTTTGTTTTAACAAAGATTGACGATGTCTTGCACAGGGTTATTGAGAAAAAATGGTCTAAAATAAAAAAACCAGACGTACAAATAAAATATTCAAAAAAAAATGAAGTACTAGAATTTAAAATTAATCCGTCTATTAAAAACATTCAATGGCCGGGCGAGCAAGAAATGATATTTTTAGTAACAGGGTATAACGACCCAAACAGTGTGAAACAAATGATTAGATTTACAGTTGATGAGTTAGCTAGCTTTCCGCAGATACATAAAATTAAATTGAGATCAAAATTTAGTATTTTTACACGCAGACTGTTTACAAACTACACGTTGGAAATAAAATGAAAATCATTGAATTTGATGTAATATTCCTCAGCTATGACGAACCAAATGCCGAGTTGCATTATGCTGATTTATGCAATAAAGTGCCATGGGCTAAACGAGTACACGGAGTTAAAGGATCTGACCACGCTCATAAAGCCGCTGCAGAATTATCAGATACAGACTGGTTTGTAACTGTTGATGCTGATAATATAGTTGACAGCAGATTTTTTAATATTAATTTAGATATGAGAGATCCTAAGATACAGGTCTATGGATGGTGTGGTCGCAATGCAATTAACGGATTACGCTACGGCAACGGCGGATTAAAAATCTGGAAAAAAGACTTTGTGTTGAATATGAAAACACACGAAAACTCAGACAGCGATCGCGGCCAGGTAGATTTTTGTTGGGAAGATGGATATAAAAATTTTCCATTAACATTCAGTGAAAGTGTTATTACAGGATCACCATTTCAAGCATGGAGAGCAGGATTTCGTGAGGGTGTTAAGATGACCTTGCTTGACGGTGTCAAAGTTCCTCCTATGGAAATTAAAGAACGTATATGGTGGCACAATATTCATAGACTGCGTATGTGGTCAACTGTTGGTGCTCACGAAGAAAACGGAATTTATGCAGTATATGGTGCTAGACTAGGAACATGGATGGCCAATTGCACTGAGTGGAATTATGTTGATGTTCGAGATTTTGAAATTCTTAGAGACATATGGAATCAATACGGTAAACCGTATGAAGATGTAAACGGCAACGGTCTAGTAGATGAGATTAAAAATTTAGGCGATAAAATAAAAATGGGTCTAGGATTAGAATGGCCTTTTCTTGATGCGCAGCAAAGTCAATATACTCTAGATTTATACAACGAGACCATGAATCTTAATGACACTTACTTTAGGATGCCGGTGCCTGCAGATGTATGATATTTTTTATGTGTCTAAAACTACTGGAAATGACACAGACTGGGCCGCAGTTAAGTCTAAGTACTCAACGGCTCAGCGCCTATCAAACATAGAATCATTTGATCAAATTAAGTCTAGAGCATTTACCAAAATGTTTTGGGTTATTTGGGATGATATAATTTTAAACGACTCGTTTGATCTATTAGAATACGCAGCAACAAAGTGGGATGATCAATATGTTCACGTATTTAAAAATGGTGAGCATTATGACGGTGTAGTATTATTTTCTAAAAATATAATCATAAGCAAGAAAGAATTTGATCATAGATTTTTCATGAATAAAAAAGAATTAGATATAATAGCAAGTAATCCTAAGCCGTATGATGTTGTTTTTATAAGTTATAATGAATCAAATGCTGATATTAATTATGAAAATTTAAAATTAAAAAGACCCGATGCTAAACGAGTACACGGAGTAAAAGGAATTCATAATGCTCACATAGCGGCAGCAAAATTAGCAACAACTGAAATGTTTTGGGTTGTTGATGCTGATGCAGAATTAGTAGACGATTTTAATTTTGAAATAACATATTTCCCGCACTATGATGTAGGAAATCGGTCAACACAAATTTCAACAGTTCATGTATGGTTGGGACAAAATCCCATTAATAATTTAGTATATGGGTACGGTGGAGTTAAATTATTACCTAGAACACTTACAATTAATATGGATACAATGTCATCAGATATGACAACATCTATAAGTAAAAATTTTAAAGCAATAAATCAAGTTTCAAACATTACAGTATTTAATACCGATCCTTTCAATACATGGAAATCAGCATTTAGAGAATGCGTTAAACTGAGTAGTAGAGCCATTGATCGTCAAAACGAAGAAGAAACTTCTCGTAGATTAGACATCTGGTGCAGTCTAGGAGCCGAAAAGTTGTTTGGAAAAGAAGCCATACAGGGAGCCAACCTAGGCAGATTGTACGGTGAAACACATAAAGGAAACATCGAAGCATTGATAAAAATTAATGACTTTGATTGGCTCAAAGGAATGTTCGACAATGTCAAGTGAAGAACAAAAATATAAAAAAGTTATTGAAATTTTAAACTCTGTCAGCCCTAGTTTTTGTCTAGCAAAATGGCATCAACTGACACTATACCTACAAAATGGATTTAATCATAGTTGTCACCATCCAAGTCCTCACAAGGTTTCTCTATCAGAGTTAGAAACAAACCACAAGGCGTTGCATAATACACAATATAAAAAACAACAGATGCAAAAGATGCTAGACGGAGAACGACCTAGCGAGTGTGATTATTGTTGGAAGGCCGAAGATGCTGGACATATAAGTGATAGAGTATACAAGAGTGCCTCGGCCTGGGCAAAAATAAATTTTGAGTCTGTTATAGAAAACAAAACTAAAGATGTCAACCCTGCATATTTAGAAGTTAGTTTTAGTAATGCCTGTAATTTTAAATGTGCATATTGCAGTCCGGATTTAAGCAGTCAATGGTTTGAAGAAATACACAGTCACGGACCGTATCCGACATCAAACAGATATAATAATTTTGATTGGTTTAAACAAATAGGAAAAATGCCTATCCCAATCAAGGAACATAATCCGTATGTAGAAGCATTTTGGAAATGGTGGCCTGAGATGTATGAAGATCTGCATACACTAAGATTAACTGGCGGCGAACCCCTATTAAGTAAAGATGCATGGAAGATGTTGGATTACATTGAATCAACTCCTAACACCAATCTAGTGTTTGCTCTTAATACCAATCTATGTGTTCCTGACAATTTAATAGACAGACTAATACCTAAAATTCAAAATATTTCTAGAGATTCTAAAGAGTTTCAATTTTTTACCAGCGGGGAAGCAACAGGGGCAGCTGGGGAATATATAAGATACGGACTTGATTATAATCAGTGGACTAATAATTTAGAAAAGATTCTAGACAATACAAACGTAATTGTCGCAATTATGACCACAGTTAATCTAACAAGTATAACTACATATACAGACTTTATACGATATATTCTTGATCTTCGTGGAAAATACAACAAGGGAGCAACATTTAATAAAGTACAGTTCATGACTAATTTTTTACGCTATCCTGAATTCTTATCATTGACTTTGTTAGATCAAAAAAACAAAGATTTATTTACAAAAGATGTAGAAAATTTAATCAAAGAAAGAGGAGTTTGGGACGGGTATGCTACCTTAACATTTTCTGAAGTTGATCAATTGAAGCGTATGATCGATTATATGAATGTTACTGATACCAATCAAACACAATTAAGAAAAGATTTTGCTACATTTATTACTGAATACGATCAAAGACGCAATACAGACTTTAACAAAACATTCCCAACCCTAACAGAATTTTATCAATTATGCCAACAAACATAAAACGAACAATCGAAATCATAAATGAAATTAGCCCTAGTTTTTGTGCGGCTAAGTGGTATAATGCTACAATATGGTTAGGTAACGGAAGAACCGCAAGCTGTCATTTGCCACCGGCCCATAGCATCTCAGTATCAGAGATTATGAAAAATCCTAGTGCATTACATAACACTGCTTTTAAAAAAGATCGAAGATTGGAAATGTTAACAGGCAAACGCAGCAATGAATGTGCCTATTGTTGGACAGTTGAGGACAACGCTGAGCCTAATATCTATAGTGATCGCGTATATAAAACTCGAATTTATCAGGAAACTGAAATACTGCAATTATCTAAACTAGATCCCCAGGCAGATATTGATCCTAAGACATTAGAAATTAGTTTTGATAATTTATGCAATCTAAGTTGTACTTATTGCAACTCGGAATTTAGTACCACGTGGGCCAGCGATATTAAAGTCAATGGTCCTTATACAGATTTAAAAACAACCGGCGGTGGCGCATTTCAGAACGCAGGCGATAACGCATTGCCCTACGGCATTAAAAACGAAGATAACCCTTACATAGAGGCATTTTTTAAATGGTTTCATAGTAGTCTCAAAACTAATTTGCAAGAACTACGCATCACCGGAGGCGAGCCTACACGCAGTCCTTGGTTTTGGAAACTACTAGACGAATGTCAAGACACAAACTTCGATTTTGCTGTTAACAGCAATCTCATAATGGATGAGGTAAAATTAAATCAACTTATTTCAGCTAGTAAAAAATTTAAGAAATTTGATTTGTACACTAGCGGTGAGGGATATGGTGCTCATGCAGAGTTTATTAGATGGGGATTAGATTATAATTTGTGGAGAAGCAATTTAATACGATTTGCCAACGAAGGTCAATACAGCATGATACACGTAATGATGACCATTAGTGCATTAAGTATTTGGTCGATAACAGAGTTTATGACAGACATATTAGAATTACGAAAAAAGTTTAATGGTCATCAATTTCATATGAGCCTTAATCTAGTTCGATTTCCTAGTTTTCAAAATTTAAATGTCTTGCCAGAGAATCTGAAACAAGCACAAGCAGATAAAATTCAAACTTGGCTAAGTAATGCTGTTGGGCTTAGTTCTTCCGAAACTAATCAAATAGAAAGAATTATAGCATATCTTCGTAACGTTAATAGAAGCCAAGAAGATACCGATAGTAAGGAAAATAAGCAACACGATTTGAAAAGTTTTACACGTCAATACGCTGATAGAAAAAATGTTAATCTGTCTACCGTGTTTCCAACAGAATTTATAGAATGGTTTAATACAATATGAGTAAAGATAACTTTTGCATAGTACCGTGGATACATCTTAATACAGAGCCTAACGGGCGTGTCAAGCCCTGCTGTGCGTATCTTGGAGAAGAGTTTGGAAACTTAAAAGACGCCACTCTTGAAGATATATGGAATAACCGCCATATGAAATCAATGCGTAGAAGTTTTTTAAAAAATGAAATACCAAACGGCTGTTTAACCTGTACTAAAAAAGAAGACAGCGGTGGAGTAAGCTATCGTATGGCAGTTACAGACCGATTCAAACATCACATTGAAAAAGCTAAAAGTAATACATTATCCGACGGCACTTACGAGATATTTGAGATAGTATTTTGGGATTTTAGATTTAGTAATATCTGTAATTTTAAATGCCGTATGTGTGGGCATGGGAGCAGTAGTGCATGGTGGGATGACTTTACTCCAGAGGAAAAGAAAAATAAAGTAAAATTTCTAGACAGTTCTTATCACGGTGTCGATCTAATGAAATATGTAGATCAATTTATTGATGACGTTGAAGAAATTTATTTTGCTGGTGGCGAGCCGTTGATGATGCCTGAGCATTATCAAATCTTAGACAAACTAATTGCCAAAGAGAGATATGATGTATTCTTACGCTATAATACAAACATGAGCACTCTCAAATATAAGCAGTACGATTTAATTGACATCTGGAAACGGTTTAAAGATATTAGGATCTTTGCCAGCATTGACGGAATTGATGCTAGTGCAGAATATAGTAGATCTGGAACTAATTGGCCTCGGGTACAGGAAAATCTAAAACTACTAGTAGAATCTAAAATTGAATATGTTGTATCAGCCACACTAAATATTTTCAGTGTGTTCAATATTACTCAGCTGATAGATCGTGTAATAGATTTAAAAATGACACCTAGAAAAATGTTGGTAAGCCATGTTAACCAGCCAATACATTATTCAACATTAATTTTACCAGATGATTTAAAAGAAAAAATAAGATCACAACTAGATCAACATTTAGAAAAAATAACACCAATAGTAACCGAAGAAGAAAGACGATGGATAGTAAATCTTTATAATGAAATTAAATTTTATTTAAACTCAACACTATCACCGGTTGAAATCAGGGAAATACAAAAGAAATTTAAAGCCGATACCATCAAGTTAGATGCTATCAGAAAAGAAGATGTAAGAGTTGCCGTTCCTGAACTAGCTGAATGGTTTGATACAATATGAGTAATAAATTTATTTGCGATCTTCCGTGGGTGCATTTAAGTGTGTTCCCTCAAGGCAATTGTACTGTATGTTGTGTAGCCAAACATTCAGGAAAACAAAACGGACATAGTTGGAATAAAATTGCTCCAACATTATTTAACGGGTTTAGTGAGAATAAAACTAAAACCATAACAGTTATGAACAGCGACCTATCAGAGATCATTAACTGCGATAACTATAAAAATATTAGATTAGATATGCTGGCAGGAAAAGTTCCAGAGGCTTGCGAAGGCTGTCATCAAATTGAACAGGCCGGCGGAACCAGCAAACGCAACAAAGAAACCAATCGAAACTTAGATCATGCAGCATTGACTTCGACAGACGGTACCATTAAACCGGATCTAAGACACATTGAGTTAAGGTTAGGAAATTTTTGTAATTTAAAATGCCGTAGTTGCAATGCTGACTCGAGTACCAGCTGGATTCAAGACTATTATAAGTTAAAAGACACTGTTAATTTAGCCAGCGGTTATCACTGGATTAAAAGCAATCCAGATTTTAGTTTTGATTGGGTCGATGACGAATCATTTTATGATCGATTAACAGAAGTTGCTCCTAATCTAGAACAAATACATATCAGTGGCGGCGAACCTTTCTTAGTTCCGACGCATTTTAAATTACTAGAACGACTAGTTCAAGAAGGCAAAACTAACATTGCCATTCATTATCATACAAACTTAAACTATAAGTGGGATAAAATTACACCGGCCTTAGATTTATTAACAAAATTTAAAGAAGTGCATATCAGTTTTAGCATAGATGATGTAGCAGAACGCAATACCTATATCAGAAGTCTAAGTGATTGGGATCTAACCATTAATAATTTAAAACTATTTTTGAGTAATTATAGATTTATCTATCGTATAACACAGACTGTTAGTGTGTACAATTTTTTATATGTAGAAGAATTAGAACAATATCTAAAAACACATAACATTCAAATTAATATAGCACTCAATCATGTACAGAGTCCGGAGTACCTATCGGCTACTGTTTTATCAAAACAAATTAGACAAGATAAAATTAATTCCTTGCACGGCGTACTAAATCAAAAAAACTGGGAAGATTTGTACGGCCACTATTACAATCCAGAAGTCAACGGACAATGGGACTATTTTAAATACTTTACAGAAAAAATTGACACTGTAAGAAATGAAAATATAAATACTCTATTCACAAGGCTAGTATGAAATTTATCTTTTTAAAATCGGGTGATTATCTAGAATTAGAACCCAATAATACTCCTATAGCAACTGCCTGGTTCACTAGCATTTTTTCTAGAAAAATGAATATGAGTTATTTTGCTAAAGGCTCACATTGTGTTGAACATCGAAATCAAGTAATTAAAGAATTAAACAAATCTATCGCTGTTGTAAATCAGTTTGCTACAAGTATGAATCTACCACAAATTATATTTGATAAAATAAACGGGTTGGATCAATCTTGGTGTAATGCTGCTCACAAAAAATGGGTTAGATATACAGAAGAGTTAAAATATATAGTTAATGGCGACGATTCACAACGATACTATCCTCATTTTGTAAAAGCATGGGGAGATATCAATAATTACATCCATGATCTAGAAGGTTATTATTCTTTATACTTTACCAATACTAAAGGCGCTACTTTAGATGATGTTAAAGTTGATATTCGACCCGAAGATTGTGAATATTCGATGCACGATTTAATTCTACGCTTTGACAATTTAGGAAAACATCAACACGATCAGTGGGCAACAAATAGCGAAGTAGATGAAGAAACTAGCAATTATAAAACAATTTCAGCTAGATTTGAATACACATATAATCCTGTTGCTCCCAAGGGGATGTTAGCTATTCCTGAATACGCAGATTGGTGTAAAAAAAATAATTTAGAGGTTTTACCGCCATGGATCATATTGGGAAATTTTAAAAAAAATCGATGGGAGGTTAGACAACTACTGCATCAAAATTTATCTCAAGGCCTGGAAGTAGGATTCGATGAATGAAATCAAAATTAAAAATTTATGTAAACGGTGATAGTCACTCTGACGGCGCTGGTCTAGCAGACCCAGAAACATTTCCTGATTCATATCCGGGACACATTACTGAATTGCCAATGAAAGTTAATGCTGATTGGTGTATACTGCGTAATTCAATAATATTCCAAGATGAAATAGTTCGCAAATTATCTAACACTAATAATCGAAAATATGTGTGGGGGACAGTATTAGGGAAATTAATTGACGCAACAGTTGTAAATAATTCTGTCAGCGGATCATGTATGTTAGGCATTGCAACTAGAACAATCGCAGATCTCGAAATAATGAGAAAGTCTAACAGCCTGCCAACTCATGTTTTTATAGGTTTAACAGAAGTAAATAGACTGTCTTTATATAATATACCAGATATATATGAACTTGAAAAAACTGCCGATTGGGTACACTCAGTTATTCCTCGAATGTACCATACTGGGCATAGCAAGCACTATAAAAAATTATTTGAATTTACTTGGGCAACACTTAACGATGACGACTTTATTATAAATTATCTAAGAGAATGTTTATTAATTAAAAATTATGTTAATAGATGCATTGGAAAAGATCCAATTTTTCTAAATACTAATTATATATTTTATCGATACTCGGATATGATTTATAACTCTCAAAATAAATGGCTTCAAATGTTGTGGTTTGATTTGTTAGAATTTGATAAAATTAATCAAAAATGTTTCAATGCTAAAGACGGTTTTACTTCCTTTACTGCCTGCGGACATTTGCTTCCTGAGGCACATCAAGATTTTGCTAAAGAATTAGCTAGAGAACACTTTGGCTGGACCGATTAAAAAATATTTTTAGTTTCTTTTTTAATATCTTGTTTCAATTTTTCAATATCTATTTTAAAATCTATTTTAGATATTTCTTCTTGGTATTCTGAGAACGTTTCTAACAGTTTGTCAGCTACGTGTTCACTATGCGATTCCAATAGCTGTTCCTTGATATCTATTTCCCATATTCTGCCATTTTGAAATTCTAACCTAATCGTGTCAAGATATGCCACAGGCATTGTATTCATATACAGACCTTCGAATACCTCGGGCCAAATCTTGACAAGATGGTTAGGTGGTTTAAAAAGCGGTTTCGGCATCTACTAGTTTAGTTGTTTTTTTCTTAGGAGGATCGATGCTATCTGCTTCTTTACGTAGTCTAGCCGCTTCTTTATACAATGCATCGGCTTGACTTCTATAATTTTTTGCAAGATCTTGATCTGTTAACACATCAATCTTTTCTGCTGTCTGCGGTACGTTTGTTGCCGGTGCAGGTACAGGATTTTCATTTACCGAATTAGATCCAGGCCCGCCTTTGACAAAGTTGCACAGATCGTCTATTGTGCAATTTCGTTGTTCGGCAATCAAAGAATTTAATTGTGATAACTCTATTTCTGATTGTGGACCGGGAGTCATGATAATATTATCAGTAGGCATCTTAATCAATCTATTATCGGACTGCAATGCTCGAAGCATTGGTCTACCGTCTGGAAAATATCTTACAAACATAATTTCAGCAAATTCAAAACAATCTTGCGCCTGTTCAGTCTCAACAAGTTCCATGATAGCGTTATGATACGAATCCGGAAGAGTGGCAGTTGGAAGAACCAAAGACATATTTGATTCTCCTGGCAAGGTTCTAAAAACTACAAGACATTTTGATCCTGTATTTTTTATCTTCCCAATATGTTTATATGTTTTCATATTATTCCTTTTTGGCAACACTGTCTAAAAACGAGGTCAACTTGTTGTAAAGTTTTCCAACAGCTTCAAGTTCATTGGCTCTAAAAGCACCACGTTGTGTAGCAACGTCGATGATACTTTTTAATGCAGCTAGATCATTTAGATTGAGTTCTGCGGTTGCCTGACCTTGTGTCGAAGCGTTTTCTGTTTGTGTTGCAGGTTCTTGAGTTTGAGCAGCGATAGGCTCTTGAGTTTGGTCTGTCATTAGTTTCTCCTTATATGTGTGCATCCAAGCATAAAAAATGTTAGTTCTTTGTGATCTTCAAATCCAACGACAGTGTAGGAACGTAATTTATCATTACTGTCATAGCCCGGCATTTTAATAATGCAGAATCTTCCTTTCAATCGATGAAATATCCATTGTTTAATGTTGTTTTCATCAACCAAAAAATCCCAACCCTCAATTTGCATCTTTGCAAAATGCGGGGGCAGCGTATTGACTTCTCGTTGTCCTAAGATATCAAGTGGATTTAAATTTAACATCGCAAATATTTATAATGTAATGATAACAGCATCTTCATTCTTGGCTTAATTGTTTAGCCATAGCTTTTGATGAAGTCATCTTTCTTACATCACCTGAAAAAAGATAAAGTTCAAATGCAGCTTTTTCTGTTAACACAGTGATTGATTTTTTCTCAAGATGATACGGACACTGTAAGAATTGATCTAACCAAATTAATATTTGCGGTCCAATTATTAGATCTCTTGGCAGATCAACTTTGTATGTTTTGATTTGGGAGTTTGTTTGAATGTATTCTAAACACTCTGTAGTTATTCTTAGACCGCCTGCGTCTTTGCAACGTGTACTAGTCCACCATTTGCTTCTTAGATTTTTGATTGTGGTATTATCACAGAATTGATTTGCTGCCTGTACAAATACCTTGGTATAGGTATCTTTAATATTCATAGCTTACAGTTTTTCGCCCGAAGTCAGTTTGTACACACTAAAATCTGTAGTTTTAAAAATTCTATTCAATTTCTTTGCTAGATTGTGTGCGTGTCCTGGATTGCTAAATGAAACTTTTTTATATTTTGGGCCAGGATAGCTAGCCACTAGACTGCCACTTTTTAAATTAAAGGGACTGTTTTTGTAAAATACTGCCCAAATGGCTTCACTGTCTAAGATCTGTTCTATCTTATACGTGTCTTTGTTGGCATATTCTAACAGTATTTTAGGTTTTGGTCTACTCATTATATATCACGTGTCCTTAAATAAAGCACGTATATATTTATCAAGAACCGAAACCGCCCCCGTCAAACTTAACATCTATTTTGGTTGTAGAATCTCTTATTTCAACCAATAGTTGATGTATTTCTTGGACTGTTTTTCCTAATTTAGCAGTCATTGAAGCAAGTTCTGTAGTTAGATCCCTTGCTTCTTGTATTGTGATACGTATCTCTTTTTGCTGACTTTTTTCAGCAGCCGCAGTTCGTTGTATAAATTTTTCTACGCTGGGCAAAGTTGTTGATATATTATTTAGAGACATTGGCCAGTACCTGTTTCATTTCAATTTCACTTTTAAACGGGCCTTGATATTTGTATCTCTGCAGAGTAATCAGTTTAGGACAAAAACTCTTTACCCATCCTTTATCAAATTTGATTACATAATATCCTGCACAGTATAAACTTTTAGAATCGCTGCTTTTTGTAAACAGTGGAAGTTTTCTTTTTATATCATACATAGCATTGTGTGGAGTTGCACTGGTGCTAAATCCGTGAACTTCATTTGGGTCAGCATTTGTTGATTCTTGTACAATCTTAGCTACAAAAAAATCTTTCCCAAACTGATCAGTTAAACTTTTTTTGTTGTTGTAAATTTTTACTCCAGACTCGTTACTGAGAACAAATCTATTTTCTTCGTCTCTACGCAGAGTAGCAAATTTTGTACCGTTTTGTTCTACAATCCAAAATTTATTTTCTATAACAGGTTTAGCATGTGTTTCGGTCATTGTATTCTCCTAACAATTATTAGTTTTTGTTTGACACGTATTTTTATACGGACAAAGTTTTAATTTGATTTGAGTATCTTGCATTTAATGGTTCAGCATAAGCCTGTGCCTGATCAGCAATCTTTTTAAGATCATAAAGGTTACAAAATTTCATTAATCTAATTCCAACTTGACCAACATCTTTATTGGATAAAGTTGCAGTGGAAATAGTATTTGTGATTATTTCTTTAATATCATCTGGTTGATAACTTAGATCAATCAGTCGTCGATTACGTTCGTAATCTTCTAGTACACGATGTTCTTCGCCGTTGTGGTCAGTCCACCTCTGTAGCATGAGATTGTTCCATGCATAGCCTTTGCTGTTACGATCTTCGAACGCTTCTGTAAGACCCACTTTTTTGCTTGTGCCTTTAGTACGCACACCTGGATACGCCGAGAAGACATTATCACTGGTATCACCACGCATACATTTTTCAAATAACAGCCATTCTGGATCTGGGATTGCTTTTGGCTCTTGTGTTTTCTTGTCGATGACTCTTTTGCCTTTTGCATCAAAGATACCTTCGTGCGTAATTGTGGTTTCCATAACTCCGTTGTATTGTTTGACATTAGGAGCAATCAATTGTACAAAATCAGTGTCTGTGCTAATAACCACGTGGTTATCATTAGGATGTGTTTGAATCCAACCAGCAATTAAATCGTCAGCTTCTAATTGTGGATGTTGTAATACTGTGCAGTTAGTTTTGTCTTTGATAAAATCTTTAAAGGTATCAAATGCTTCCCAGAATACTTTTTCTTCTTCTGCTTCACGTTCTGTGTGTGCCGCTCGAGCTTCAGCACGTTGGGCTTTATAGGGTTTATAAAAATCCTTACGCCAGCTACGCCCCTCTAAGCAGAAAATAACGTGACTGCCTTGAAAATCTTGCCAGGCTTTTTTTACGCTATTTAAAGTGATATGAAAAGCCATACCTAATTTGATATCAGCGTCTCCGTTGATAACGTGCCGAGCACGAAAGAATGTGTTTGCAGTATCAACTAAAATATATGTCATAGATTCTTTTTACGAACTTCATTAATATCAATAACGCCTGTATTCACAGGGCCTCCAAGATCTCCGTCAACTACTACATTAGCACATAGTTCACGAAACCAACGATCCACAATTTCTTCTTCTTTATCACCGTCAAAACCATATCCCTCTTGCTTTAATTTTAACACAAAAAGGTCGTTCCAGTCAAGCTCAAAAAAGCCGTTGCGCACATTTTCTTTGTTGACATGAGTGTTAAGAACACCTACCCAAGGTTCTTTTAATTTGGTAGCACGATCTTTTGGTGATAGTTTAGCAGTTTCTTCTGCTTCTTTAGCACGTTCTGCAGATGCCACTGCATCTTTGGCAATCTTAGTTGACTCCTCAGCTAATTTGACCGCAGCTTCAGTTTCAGCTTTAATTTTGTCAATGCCAAATAATTTTTCTATAAATCGTTTCATTAGGTTCCCCACTCATTCTTAAACAATGGCACTTGTAGTCTATCGCTGTATCGTAAACCTGCTTTCATGGCCATGTCTGCTACTGCTCGATTATTCAGTGCATAAACACTTTCTACTCCGCCTACTGGCATTAGATAAACATGACCTGTAAATCCTGCCTTACGATATTCAGCAATGGCGCATTCTGCATCATCAAAATCTTGTTTTGTAGCAATAACAAATTTCAAGTATGCTGTACCATATTCTTCATATTCGCAAACAACTTCTGGAAGGATTGCTTCCTCCCATTTCTCTCCACTGCACGGAAGTTTAGCACTTACTGAGAATGTAACTTCTCGACTAGTAAATGGAGGATTCTGCGCCCACTGCTTTAAGAACAATTTAAATTCTTGTGTAAGCTGCTGAGTACCATTTGTTTCAAATGTAATCTCTTTTAGTTTTCTCATCTTAGGATGGTTGAGTAAGTCTGGATAAGCACGTTGCCAGCCTAGCAAAGGTTCGCCACCTGTAATAACAAGATGTTCGTCCTTCCATTCGCCATGTGGAATGATCTCTGCAATACGATCTGCAATAGCATCACTTGTAAGTACTGGACTTAAATTTTTAAAACTAGGATGCCAACTAGCATAGCTATCACAGCCTGTACTAACTAACGGTAGTTCTTCGTACTTATTATAAAGATGTGCAACTTCTGCAATATCTTCGGCTTCACTGCTTAATGCACCACGTGGCATACCAAAGCCTGCACATTTAAAGTTACAGCCAAATGTACGTAAGAAAACAGAAGGAACACCCATATAGCGTCCTTCACCTTGTATGCTGTAGAACAGCTCTGCGATTTTAATTTTACTCATAGTTTATTATACACTCTTTTTTGTAATTGCCAAGAGCCGTCACCCCGATCTGTCCATTCTAATAGATCGCCTTCGCTCCATCCTTGCAGATCTAGAACTTCCTGCGGTATCGGCATAATGAGATCACCGGTATCTGGATCTTCTTCAAGAGTAACAGTCCAACGGGTCATATTGTCA